TATTGAATAACGTTTTAGTTGGTCCTGGTATTAATGGAATTTATTGGGGAGACTCTAATTGTGCTCAATGCAAGATATCTGGGAATACATTAAATAATTCTGGATCGGGGATAGGGTTGGGTGGTGCAGATTATTCGTTCTCTAATTACGCAATCTATGCGGAGATGAGTGATTCTGATATAGACAATAATACTATTTTAGGAATGTATGATGGTTCAAATGGCATTTCGAATTCATCAAATGATAGTGATAGATTAAAAATAATAAATAATACTATATCTGGCACCGATATGGTCGTTATGTTAGATTTGTTTGGTGATGGGCATATTGTTGGATCTAATCGTTTTTATAATGACGGAAATGATAATAATGCTATTTGTATGCAGCTAGATACCGTAACTACTTCTTTGATTATGGGAAATTTGTTTAGTGGTGATTTTGATAATGCGATTTATTCAGACAGTGTTGTCACAAATCTTACAATAACCAATAATACAGTAGTCGGTGCGCCAGCAATTAGTTCTATTAAATTAGATAATGCCGGTGTGGTAAATTGCTTAATTATGGGAAATACTTTCCCTGATGGAACTGGTGGCTCAGCAGAAGATAATCTAATAAATACCGCTGGAAATTATGGCGCTAATACAATTGGCGTTAATAAAGATTTTCAAGATACACGTGGTATTTCCGTTGCAGAGGGCCAAGCTTCTTTTGATGTTGGCGATGACACCCAGATTACTTATTGGAATATAGTGGGTTCTAATAACTTCTGGCAAGTTAATTTTGATAGTCTTAAAGCTGCTGGTGCAGGAAGAAGATTGTTTTTCCCAATTTCTGGTTTACCAAATGGTTGCAAGCTTGATTCTGTAATAGTGCAAGGAACAACATCTTCTGCTCCATCGGCAAACGAATTAACAATGACATTGTTTAAGCAGAGCATTTCGTCTCCGTTTACTGCTTCTTCGTTTGGAACATCGACTGGTATTACCGGCACTGGAGGTTTTACTTCTACAACTGGAAAGGTTGTCGGCTCCGGTGAAGTTTTAAACTATAATGAATATAATTATTATTTAGAGATTAAACAGAATACCGAAGATGATGATGGCGTTAATATTTATGGTGCGACAGTTAAATTTACTTATTAAAGGAAAACATTATGACAGAAAGAACAGGATTAGAAATTTTAGAAGAAATCTTGGACAGATTAGATTTGTTGGAAAAGAAAATAGACATAGTAGACCAAAATGTCAAAAATATTATCAACAGCACTAAATCTTCTGCTCCATTGGTTGCGCCTACAACGAAACCAATGCAAAAGCAGTCTACCGCAACGGCCGTTAACAAGCCTGCTGGCGATGACAAAAACTTTAAGAATTTTGTTTTTCAGTCAACAGACGCGGCGAAAATGAAACATGAAGAGCCGTTGATGCAAAAGAATAGAACAGAGGCTAAATACATTGTGGTTACCGGAAAGATGGTGGCGAACGTTGAAGGAAAAATAGTTCCTTTGTCGGGAGTTAATGTTAAGATTTTTAATGATAAGGACGTAGTAGTAAAAGAGACCAAGACCAACAGAAGTGGGCACTGGGTTTCGCATTTGATGCCTGGCAAGTTTGTGGCCCTATTCGAGGGAAGTATTGGTGGAAAGAAATTGGTTCCCATCAATCGAATTTTCGTTGTACCGGAAAAGCTTCCGAACGGAAAAACGGAACTGGAAGTGGTCTAGAATGAATGGTAAAATTTGCAATGCGTGTAAAAAAGATAAAGCTGATTTCAACAAGAACAGAAATGCCTGCAAAGAGTGTGAAAAACTATATAAAAAACAATATTATATTAATAATAAAGAAAAAATAAATCATCATAATAGAGATTATTACTATAAACATTGGGATTTAATGAAGAACGCTCAAGAAAAATATAAAAGTTTACATAAAAAAGAAATCACAGAATATCAGAAAAAATATAGAACTGATAATAAAGCAATATCAAAAATTTATAAACTTGAATATTACAGAAATAATAAAAAAGAAATTATAAAAAAACAAGTAGCCTGTCAAAGAAAGAGATACAGAAATAATATAAATTTTAGAATTTCTTCTTGTTTGCGGGCAAATTTTAGACATGCTGTTAGAAATATGAATAAAAACGGCTCGGCTATAAAAAATTTGGGATGTTCAATAGAATTTTTAAAGAAACATTTAGAGCAAAAATTTTATATTAATATAAAAACCGAAAAATGTATGACATGGAATAATTATGGCAAAGAGTGGGAAATTGACCATATTATTCCCCTTTCTACTTTTGATTTAACGGATGAAAATCAATTTTATAGATCCGTTCATTATACAAATTTGCAGCCGCTTTGGAAAAAAGATAATAAAGAAAAAAGCAATTCATTATTTTGGGACTGGGAACAAACATGACTTCTACATCTTATAATGCTATTAGTGATATATTCCACCTGGAAAATATAGTTGAACAGGCAGGGATGGTATACACCAAGAATCTTATTATAGATACACTTCGTGAGGTGTTTTCTGCTGACAGACAATACAAGTACGTATCAGATGTTTTTGGGTTTCCGAAGACACCTTATGTGTTGGGTTTGAGCCCAGAGGCGGGACTAGATGACGAAGAAATGACTAGAATTTTTATTGGAAGCAGTTATAGGTATGATATTAAATTTAACCCAAGTATAATTGTTAGAAACACAGGGTCCAGGTACGCTCCCATTTCTTTCAATCAAGATTATTTGTCTACAATAAATCGCATAGAGGTTTTAACTGACGCCTATGGAAACAGAACACAGATATACACTCCGGCCTACCACGTTCGTGTGGGTGCGTGGGACCAAACGTTAGAGGTCAAGATAATTGCTGAGTCCGAAATGGACAGAGAAGAAATAGCTGATATATGCCAGGTTGTTTTGATGGGTTCCAGAAGACAAGACCTTCAAAACGCCGGCGTTTTTGTAAAAACCATGTCGACTTCCGGAGAGACCGAAACGCCTTATGCTAATGACTTTTTATACATGGTGGCTATTACTCTAGATATCAGAACCGAATGGAGGATACATATACCGATAAGCAATACCTGTGAAAAGATTGGCCTTTGTGTTGCTTTCGGAACACTGGGAGGCCCTATTTCTGATGCTTTATCTATAAACCAATCATTAACTCAGGCGGATTTATTATAATATTTTAATCACAAAATCTATCAATAATTTAAGTATAAGTATAGATGGTCGTGTGTTCTTAATGTTTCATTTTGAGGTATTTTAAGTGTCTGATTTTATTATGGAAAATAAGATTTGTGATAAATGTGGGCTAGAGAAAAGTCTGACTGAGTTTTACTTTCGGACAGATAGTAGAAAATATCGTAATATGTGTAAAAAATGCTGTCAGGGGCAAGGCAAAATATATACTAATAATCATCGAAAACAAAAGAAAGAGTATGACACAATATATTATAAAGAAAATATTGACGACATTTTGAAAAGAAATAAAAAATATAGAGAAGATAATCCTGATTTAATAAAACGTGAACGAATAAATTATCAGCCAATAAAAACAAAACGCCATTTAGAAAGACTTGAGACTGATATTAATTATAAGATTACTAATAGATTAAGAATAAGATTGAACGATGTAGTGAGGAATAATAGAAAAGCTGGCTCTGCTGTTAAAGATTTGGGTTGTGACGTCGTATATCTTAAAAATTATTTAGAAGTGCTATTTTGCGTTGACCCAAAAACCAACAAGATAATGTCTTGGGAAAATTATGGTGAATGGCACATTGACCATATAATTCCTTTAGCGTCATTTGATTTAACAGACAGGGAACAATTTTTAAAAGCATGTCACTATACAAATTTACAGCCTTTGTGGGCCGAAGATAACTTAAAGAAAGGGTCCAAAATTATTAAGTAAAAATTAAAGAAAATTTAAAATTACTAGGAGACAAAAACCATGCCTAATATACCAGGAACAGCGGGCTACGTACAACCAGGCGTATATAGTCGAGTCCGATCGATTCGAAGAGCAGTCAGTATCCCAGGAGGACTTAGAGTTCTAGCTATTTTGGGTGTAGGACAAGCAGAAGAAACAGTGGTGTTAAGTGCCGCTGGTGGCGGAGCTGATGGACAAAATCCTGATTTTACCGGATCAAATGTTTCAGACGGAAGACACTTTGTTCTAGCAAAATATCCATTGGTGCCAAAACGAACAACCTTGGTTCTAAACGGAATGCCTCTAATTGGTGTGGAAGAAACCATTTCAACCTCGGCGTTTGATAGCCGATTTGATTACAGATTGGAGCCAGAAACTGGCCGAATAGAACTCCAGAGGGCTTTCTTTGTTGACCAAGGCGGAACCTTTTCTCCATCAAACTCTTCAAATGTTGGTAATGGCTCTGTTGCGCATCTTACTTTGGTTGATGTTAACGCCCCAACAGAAACCTGGACGGTAAAAGCCACAAGTATAATCCGAGACGCTTATGGTGATCCAATTTCCGGAGAGACTACTTTTTTGGCTATTGGTTCTGTGTCCGGGCAGCCTCTTGATGCTTATGGCAATCCTATTGTGTTTATTAGCAATGGAGTTGTTGTGAGTAACGGAATTATTAGTTTCGCGATAGACGAAGGCGGAACCGCTTTTGACCGTGGGGATAAGTTTTCCATTAAGATTTCCAGTAGAGTTTTGAAACAGGGAGATACCCTAGAAGCCACGTATATTGCTGATATAGACGTAAATGATCCTGAATTTTTTGTTGATGCCAATGCATTATTCCAGAAACACGGTTTCCCGTCTGCTACAAATACTCTATCTCTTGGCGCCCAAATGGCTTTTGAGAATGGAGCTTTTGGCGTGTTGGCGCTACAGGCTAAGCCTCCAGTGCCACGTAGGACCAGCGAAGTTGTATTGGCAGCTAATGACCCGCTGTCCACTACCACGGAAGGGTTCCCAAATATAGATACGCCAGTTAGTGCCGCAAGCGAATACGCTTTTAAGTATCCTATTCTTAATGGAACTCCGGATTCGAACACAGAGGTTCATTTGTTCATTGTAGACAAGACTTCTGGGGAAGAAACACAAGTGTTTCCAACCAAAGTTGCATTTTATAATACAGCGTTTGTAACCAATCCGTTTACCAGTTTTATCAAGAATGGCAACCACACCTACAGCTATACCGTAATCAATGATGACCAAGTTGAGCAAGAAGGCGTAGATGGCTCTTCTGCCACCGGAACAGGCGTGTTTACCGCTTCATCTGGTGTATTCAGTGATAATAATTTGGTTGCCGGCGAAGACGATACCAACAAACAAATTAAGATTCTTCCAGTAGATGCTTTTGGAAATGACGTTTCTTCTATCTCTGGAACTTTTGACATTGTGTCGGTTGGTGATGGCAACGGCGACTCCAGTGTTGTTACGCTTAACACCACGTTTGGTTCATCTTATGATAATTTAATGTGGCAGTTGGTTGACCCGGCAGAAACATCTCCAACGTTATTGTTTACCACCGACTTGTATACCAGTGGAACAATTAGACGAGGAGACGGACTAAGGGTTACCTTTATAGATGTTGATGATTTAGATTTCTATGACGAAAATTGGGGCGCTGCGCTTGAGGCTCTTGAGGCAGTTGAGTGCCAGATAGTTGTTCCTCTGCCAGACGCAACGGTTAGCAGAATACAGCAAGCTACGATTGCTCACTGTGAATTGATGAGCAATACGGCCAATCAGAGAGAAAGAGTTGCCTTGATTGGTGCAATGCAAGGACTTACCACCGATGCTCTTACTGGTCTAGAAGAAGTTGCCGTTGAAGATATTGGCGTTCTCGAAGGGATTCAGGGAGACGACGTGGAAGAAGTCCTGGCTGGTAATGTTGAAGACCTAGCGGATTATGATGTCAGAACTAACTTCGGGACCACGTTCCGAGCAATTTATTTCTGGCCAGACCAGATAGTTAGAGTGATAAACGGAACAAACACCAATATAGATGGATTTTATATGGCCGCTGCGGCTGGTGGTTTACTTGCTGCAACACCAAACGTTGCGATTCCGTTAACAAAGAAAGTTCTAACCGGTTTCTCTATTTTGAGAAGCAAGGTGAAGAGACCATTGGTTCTAAACGCATTGGGTGACCATGGCGTTTCAGTTGTTCAGCCGGTTGTTGGTGGTGGACAGATTCTGCACTGCAAGACTACCGTTTCAAGTGGAGACCCGCTAGAAGAAGAGCCTTCTGTTGTGTTTACCAGAGACCGTGTTGCTCAATCATTGCGCAGCACGCTGGGTGGATTTATTGGACAGCCACAGGATCCTACCCTGACCGCATCTGTTATATCGGTTGTTGTCAAGACTCTGCAGGCACTAAGTGTTCAAGGGTTAATCGCGAGTTTCCGCAACATTAATGTTGCCAGAGATGAGGTAGACCCAAGACAGTTTAACGTATCTGTTGAAGTTGAACCTACACTGCCACTTGATTGGATATTTGTTGATTTAAGCGTAGGGATTTTGTAATAAAATAAAGTAGTTGGGAATTAGTGTGAACTATAATTCGGCAGGAAGAAAGAATGTCATGAATTTTGAACAAGAAATCCTTTCATTATATGATAGCGGAATATTAATAAAAGATATTTGTTCAAAACTTAAAATCTGCTCGTATACTGTGGTTAAATATTTAAGAAAAAACAACAGACGAAGATATATTGTTCACACATTTGATGATAGCAGTTTTTCTTCTTTTTCCCCAGAAAGTTGTTATTGGGCCGGGTTTTTGGCTGCTGACGGAAACATAGACAAAGAATTAAACTATATAATGTTGAATCTTCACTCCAAAGACGTAAAACATATAGAAAAATTATTAAATTTTGTTAAAGACGAAAACCCTTCAATAAAAAATAATGGTTTTGTTGGTTACGCTACTATTAATTCCAGAAAAATAGTGCAAAATATTATTGATTTGTTCGAGGTTGTTCCAAAAAAATCTTTTACGTTACGTCCTCCTAATAAGATTCCAGAGGGTTTTGCTAAACATTATGTTCGTGGATATTTTGATGGAGACGGGTGCATAAGCAAAACAAAGAAAAATAGATTGATTTTTAAAGTTTATTCTGGCTCTAAAGATATTCTGACCTGGATGTCGAAAATAATAAAAAACAACACAGAATATGGTTTTTCAGATAAATCTTTGGGATTAATAAAAAATAGGTCGATTTATTGCGTAGAGTCTTCTGGTAAGTCAGCAAAAGCAATTTTAGATTGGCTGTATAAAGATTCGACGCCAGAAACAAGACTAGATAGAAAATACGAAAGATACTTAAGTTATTTAAAATAACAGGAGATATTAAACATGGCTATTCAACAAAGTTTTCCTAATACCGGCTCCGCCGTAGGAATTTTTCAGCCCAACACGGGCCTGTCGACTCAAATAATTATAAAAGTTGCTGGTACTCACGTAGGCGCCTTGCAGAAGTTAACAGTAACGCAAAATAGGCCGCTTGAGCGAGTAAAAGAAGTGGGAACCGATGGCGTTATTGAGATAGTGCCCAACGGCCCAACTACTTTTGAATTATCTGCCACTCGCATAGTTTTCGACCAGGTGAGGCTTCCAGAAGCGTTTTTGAGGGGATTTAGATTCATTAATTCTCAACGTCTACCTTTTGACATTGAAGTTATTGATTTGAGTGGGGTTACGGATCCCGGCGGAGATATTTCTTCTAGCTCTTCGATTGTGACTATGACTTATAAAAATTGTTGGTTTACTAGTTATACCACCCCATATACCGTTGATAATTATGTTATTACAGAAGATGCAACGATGTGGTGCGAAACAGGATTCTTGTCTTCACCGGCAGGAGAATTTGACATTCCTAACGGTGGCGGACTACGAGGCCTAAAGGCACAGACTGATACCAAGACAATTGAACGAGCGGTTAATCAAGGCGGCCGCCGCGGTTCTATGGATGTTGCTGGTTTAACCGCATCTATATTTAATATCTAATAAGAGTTTTCAGTGGGGCGTGGGATACTCTACGCCCTTTTAAGCTCCCACCTTTGCATTTTAACCCCGAAACTTACATAAGGAGAAAGACATGACCAAGATAACACACTCAGATATGAGGCGTGGGCAAGAAGCTTCTGCTTCACCTGCCACTACGGCAAACACGGAAGAACAAAATTTTATTATTGATGATTTGTCAGACGTTGACCAAAGACTGGCGGCTTTTGAAGGGGCGCGCCAAACACAACCCCAGCCAGTAGTAAAACCAAAGGCTGACGCAGA